AGAAAGATATTCATTTGGTGTATCTAACTGGCGTGGAGTATTTGCTTCACAAGGAGCCTAAGGTTCTAAACAATAAAGGGAGCATTAGCTCCCTTTTTTTTTGCAATAAACTAATATACAATCAATAGTCTAGGTATTATAACTATTCTATCGACTGACCTAGCAGACAAGCCAAGACGATAGATTTATTAAGGAGAACTTAATATGGCAAAGAGTACATTTTCAGGTCCAGTAAAATCATTATCTGGATTTATAACAGCAGGTAATGCTTCAGTAGTTAGCTTAACAGCAGACACTACATTAACAGTAGCAGCACACTCAGGTAAAATTTTAACTTGTAACGATGCAGACGGTAAATTTACTTTACCTAGCATTGTAACAACTGACCCCGGTGATAACACAGACCCAAATCAGCTTAACAATCTAGGAGCTTCTTTCTTCTTTGTAGTAGAAACAGCAGCTACAGATATGGATATTTTGACAGACGGTACTGATAAATTTGTTGGTGGTGTTTATTCAGGTAAAGATGACGCTTCAGGTAAAGTATTTATCTCAGCAGCATCTAACGATGTAATTACTATGAATGGTTCTACAAAAGGCGGACTAGCAGGTAGTATTGTTAAAGTAACTGCTATGGGTGCCGCTAAATATGCTGTAGAAGGTATAATTTTAGGCTCAGGCACTATAGTTACACCATTTGCTGACGCATAAGGAGTAAATTATGGCAGACGCAGTAACTTCACAAACCATACAGGATGGCCAAAGAACGGCTATTTTGAAGTTTACTAACGTATCAGATGGCACAGGCGAAAGCGCAGTAAAAAAAGTAGATGTATCAGCTTTAGAAAAGAATGATAAAGGTGAGGCATGTACTTCTGTTTCTATATCAAGAATTTACTGGGCATGTGCAGGTATGGGAGTAAACATAGAGTTTGATGCAACTTCTAACGTGCTTGCCGTTGGTTTACCCGCAGATAGCACAGGTGATGAGTATTATGACTTGTTTACAGGTATACCTAATAATGCAGGTAGTGGCGTAACAGGTGACATAGACTTTACAACCAAAGGACATTCAAGTGGTGACACTTACTCTATAATTTTAGTATTGACTAAAAATTATTAGATGAATGGCTAAAGCTAAGACTAAACCTAAAAAGGCAAAATCTATAAGAAAGACTATTGGTAAGGGCGGTAATTACCGCCCAACCAAGTCAGGCGCTGGCATGACCAAAAAAGGCGTTAAGGCTTATAGAAAGGCTAATCCCGGTTCAAAACTAAAAACAGCCGTAACAGGCAAAGTCAAGAAAGGTAGTAAGGCAGCAAAAAGGCGTAAGTCTTATTGTGCAAGGTCTCTAGGACAGCTTAAACGTAGCTCTGCCAAAACAAGAAATAACCCTAATTCAAGAATACGTCAGGCTAGAAGAAGGTGGAAGTGTTAAATGCCACTAGCTAAGGGTAAAAGTAAAAAAACGATAAGTAAAAATATTAGATTGCTTAAAAAAGAAGGAAGGCCACAAAAACAAGCTGTGGCAATTGCTTTAAGCAAGGCTAAGAAAAAAAAGAAAAAGAGGTAAATATTATGGCAATTCCAGATAACGTAGCTAATCCAAGCCTATACAAGAAAGCAAAAGCAAAAGCTAAAGCAAAATTTGATGTATACCCGTCTGCTTATGCAAACGCTTACATGGTTTCACAATATAAAAAAATGGGTGGTAAGTATAAAGGAGCAAAAGGTAAGGCAAAAGGTGGTGTTGTAAAAGCCAAAAATGGCGGTGCTATTGGTTTTATAGCAAAAGGTTGTGGTGCTGTTATGAACGACAGAAGAAAGACAACAAAAATGCGTGGCAGATAATGAAAGGACTTACCAAGTGGTTTGCTGAAGACTGGGTGGACATTGGTTCTAAGAAAAAAGGTGGCGGTCATAAAAAATGCGGTAGAAAAAAAACCAAGGGTTCTAAAAGAAAGTACCCCAAATGTGTTCCAAAAAGCGTAGCTAATCGCATGACTAAGTCACAAAAACGTTCTGCCGTAAAAAGAAAAAGAGCAAGAAAGCAGGGCGTAGGTGGCAAACCTACAAATGTAAAAACTTTTGCAAAAAAGAAAAAATGATTAGCCAAGCAGCTATAAAAAAAGAAGTAAGAGATTGGTCAAAAGAGGTTCTTGAAACAGATAAACCAGTATGTCCTTATGCAAAAAAAACATGGCAAAACAATAAGGTACAGGTTGTTTTGAGCAAGTGCGAGTATTGGTCTGATTTGGTAGAAATAGGTAAAAACTTTCCACAAGACAAAGATGTAATTATATATTGTGATACTAATTCAGAGGTAGAGGTATATAATTTTGATAGCAGAATATCTTTATTAAATTGTTTTTTGAATGACAAAAATCTATGGCTTATGGGGTTTCATCAAGAACATGAAGAAAAAGAAGTAGTAGAACAAGAGCATTTTGAACCACATTTTGAAGAAAGTTATAATATGGTCTTTATGCAAAAATTAGATGAATTAAATAAAGCATCTGAAACATTAGAAAAAATAGGGTATTATAATAATTGGAATAAAAAAGATTTCCAAGATATATTGAAACGAAGGAGTAAATCGTGAATAAATTAAAGGGTTTAAAAAAATTAGTTGGGAGTTTGTCAAAAGGTGATAAAACTGAATTAGCCAAGTCAATGAAACAAGGCAATGCTATGAAAATGGCAGGCGGCGGCGCAGTTCCTAAATCAGGCATTGTAAAGGTTGGAAAAGGTGGCATGCCCAAGGCTGGTGTCAAGAAAATGATGGGCGGAGGCAAAGCTGGTGTCAAGAAAATGAAAGGTGGCGGCAAAGCTGGTGTCAAAAAGAAAACTGGTGTCAAGAAAATGATGGGCGGCGGTAAAGCAGGCGTTAAGAAAATGATGGGCGGTGGTAAAGCTGGTGTCAAGAAAATGATGGGCGGCGGTAAAGCTGGCGTCAAAAAGCTTGGTAGAGGTGGCTCAGCAAAGAAAAAGAAGTAAGTAATGGCTGAATTAACTATTGCACAAAAACGCAAGATGATTGCGGAACTTAAAAAAGCATCAAGATTGCACGCAAATCAAGCTGTACGATTAGAAAAAACACTTAAAAAAACTAAAAAGAAAAAGTAATGGCACTATCAAATAGCAAAAACTTCGAGCTAGATGTAGCTGATTACATCGAAGAAGCTTTCGAAAGGTGTGGTTTAGAGCTTAGAACTGCTTACGACCTGAGAACTGCTAGAAGAAGTTTAAATTTATTATTGGCTGAATGGGCAAATCGTGGTCTTAACCAATGGACAATACAAGAAAAAACGGTAACTATTGTAAAAGATACGATTAGTTATAATGTTGATAGTACAAATGGTACTGCGGCTATAGACGTGCTAGATGCTTTTGTAAGAGAAACAGTAAACTCTGAAAGCTCAGATATACAAATGACACGATTGAGTAGAAGCGAATACTCTGCTGTTCCTAACAAATCTGCAACAGGCAAGCCTTTACAATTTTTTGTTGATAAACAAATTACTCCAACAATTAAAGTATATCCAGCACCAGATAAATCAAGCACTTACACACTTCATCTAAATGTTTTGACAAGAATGGATGATGTAGACGCAGCTACAAACACTTTAGAGATACCCTTTAGGTTTTATCCATGTTTAGCAGCTGGCCTTGCCTATTATTTATCAATTAAAAAAAGTCCAGAAAGAACAGGTTTGTTAAAACAGATTTATGATGAAGAGTTCCAAAGAGCGATGGAGGCAGATGAAGATAGAGCTTCTTTCAATGTAACGCCTGATTTATCACACTACAATATTGCATAATGTCTTTTGCTAGTAACAAAAATGCCTATGCTATATGCGACAGGTGTGGTTTTAGATATTTTTTAAAAGAGTTACGAAAAGAATGGAATGGTTTAAAGACATGTCCTGAGTGTTATGAATCAAAGCACCCACAACTAGAACCAAGAACAAACATTGTAGACCCACAGGCTGTAAGAGAGCCTAGACCTGATATTAGCGTATCTCCTACCATATTTACTGTATATACAAACTTTGACTTAGGTATTATAGGAAAAAAACTTACAACTCCTGATAGCATGACAAGTGCTTTAGGTACGGTTACAATAACTACATCATGAGTTTTACATTAGCAACACTTAAAACTGCTGTACAAGATTATTTAGAAACAGATGAAACTACTTTTGTTAATAATCTCAACAATATTATTTTACAAGCAGAAGAAAGAATACTTAAAACCGTACAAATACCTGACCAAAGAAAAAACGTGCAAGGTAATGTAACAACAGACAACAGGTTTTTAGCAACTCCAACAGATTTTTTGGCACCTTTTTCATTAGCAGTAATAAGTTCTAATACATACGATTACTTGGATTTAAAACATAATTCTTTTATTAAAGAATTTGTTACAAGCACAGCTACAAGAGGCACACCAAGATATTATGCTATTTTTGACCAAAGCAGTTTTGAAATAGCTCCTGTTCCTGATAACAATTACACTATGGAGTTACACTATCTAGCTAAACCAGCTTCTTTAACGGCAGGTGCTGATTCTGGTACAACGTACTTATCGACAGATGCGCCAGATACTCTTCTTTACGGATGTTTGCTAGAAGGAGCGGTATTTTTAAAGCTACCGCCTGAAGATATAGGCATGTATGAAGCAAGATTTAAAGAAAGCGTCCTTAGGTTGAAAAACTTAGGAGAAGGACGTGATACTAGGGATGAGATGAGATATGATTCATTAAGAACAAACGTAACATAAGTTACATTTTTGAGAGAGAGATGAAACCAATAAAAAAATTAAAAGGCAAAACTGTTGCTATTGTAGGACTAGGCAAGAGTTGGTTTGATTACAATTTAGCAAAGTCACATAGCGTACATTTTGATGAGGTTTGGGCAATTAATGCAGTTGCTTCTGTAATTTTTCATGACCGTGTGTTTATGATGGACCCACCAAGTCGTTTTTTAGATACAGAAGATGCAGGCGGTCAAACCGATTGCATGAAAGAGCTGTTGTTAAATCACAATAAGCCTATATACACCTGTGAGGCTGATACTAGATGTAAAAGCTTGGTTGAATACCCCGTGCATGAAATTGTAAAGTCTACTAATTGTCACTATCTTAATAATACGGTTGCTTACGCTGTAGCATTTGCATATTGGAACGATGTAGCGAATATAAAGCTGTTTGGTATTGATTTTACATACAAAAACAATTTGCATTTTGCAGAACAAGGTAGAGCTTGTGTAGAATTTTGGTTGGTAAAATGTATGGAAAAAGGTATTCAGGTCGAGGTTGCTTCAAGCAGCTCTTTACTAGATACAAACATACCGGGAGAACAAAGGCTCTATGGATATCATAGACTGCATGACCCATTGGTGCCTGTATCAGGCAAAGAGGGTCTTGAACTAAAAAAAATAAGCGAATTAAAAGTACAGAAAAAAATTGTTTTGCCACAAGTCGCTGATAGATATGACAGTCATTTAAAACCCCCGGAGCCAAACAAATGGTAATAAAGATTACGCCTGATGGTGTGCCTGAATTAGGCATGGTAGAAGTGTCCACAACAAAGTTTGGCGGTCATCCGCCTGAGTTTTGGGCAGAACAATTAACAGATAAAATAGTTGGTTTTTCAGATGATAATGAAGAACATATAAAAGCACAGGCAAGAGCCTACAGAGATTTAATTTACCAAGTATGTTTGATATATATTAAAAATGCTTTAAAATCTTATAAGGCTACGCTTATTCAAGATTTAACGAATGGTGGTAGCGAGGATTTAGCAAAAATAATAAAAGGTATTTAATATGGCAATAACATCTACACTTACTACAAGCTTTAAAGTAGAGCTATTAACTGGTACACACAACTTTACTAATTCAAGTGGCAATAGTTTTAAACTAGCTTTGTATACAAGCTCGGCTACATTAGGAGCTACAACAACTGCTTTTACTACAACAGGACAAGCAAGTGGCACTAATTACACCTCAGGTGGAGCGGCTTTAACAAACGTTACACCTTCAGCCACAGGAACTACAGCAGTAACTGATTTTAGTGACCTTACTTTTAGTACAGCTACTATAACCGCTAGAGGTTGTATGATTTATAACGACACCAACGGTGACAAATCTGTAGCTACTATAGATTTTGGTGGAGACAAAACATCTACCGCTGGTGACTTTACTATTGTATTTCCAGCAAAAGCAGCATCTACAGCTATAATTAGAATAGCCTAAAATGAAACATGCCGTTTGCGAAGTTTCAGTTTAAAGCTGGTATAGATAAAGAGGGAACTGACTACACCAATGCTGGTGGTTGGTTTGATGCATCTTTAGTCAGGTTTAGAAAAGGTTTTGCAGAAAAAATTGGTGGTTGGACAAAAAAAACCACATCTACTTTTTTAGGCACTTGTCGTAAATTATTTCCATGGATTTCACTTGAAGGTAACAAATACCTTTATGTTGGCACACACCTCAAAGCATACATATTAGAGGGTACTACACTTGCTGACGTTACGCCTATTCGCAAAACAAGCACTAACAGCATAACCTTTGCTGCAACAAATGGTTCAGCAACCATTACAGCCACAGATAGCTCACACGGAGCCGTACAAGGCGATTTTGTTACAATTAGTGGTGCAGTCAGCCTTGGTGGTAATATCAACGCTGACGTGCTTAATACAGAACATCAAATAGTTTCAGTACCAACTGCAAACACATATACTTTTACAGCATCTGCTACTGCAAATTCTAGTGATACTGGTAACGGCGGTTCAGGTGTAGATGGCTCTTATCAATTAAACGTTGGACTGGATAACTTTATACAATCTTCAGGCTTTGGTTCAGGTGCATGGGGTGTAAGTTCTTACGGTGCATCAACAAGCTTATCATTTACAAACCAATTAAGATTATGGTCTGCTGACAATTTTGGTGAAGATTTAATACTCAATCCACGTGGCGGACCTATTTTTTATTGGGATGAATCCAATGGAACGACTACAAGAGCTGTTAATATCACAAGTTTGTCAGGCTCTAATTTAGCACCTACAGTAGGCTTACAAACCATAGTAAGCGATACGGACAGGCACGTAATTGTTTTGGGCGCAGACCCCATATCTGGTGGAGCAAGAAGTGGCACCATAGACCCAATGTTAGTAGCTTTCTCTGACCAAGAAAGCATTACAGAGTTTGAACCAAAAACTACAAACACGGCTGGTTCTGTAAGATTATCAGCAGGTAGTGAAATCAGAGGTGGTTTGCGTGCAAGACAAGAAACATTAATTTGGACAGACACATCTATGTATAGTATGCAGTTTGTAGGACCGCCACTTACTTTTGCCTTAAATTTAATAAACGAGGGTACTGGTATGATTGGCCCTAATGCAGCTATCAATTCACCAAATGGAGTGTTTTGGATGGGTGACGATGGTTTTTACTCATATACAGGTTCTGTGCAAAAGCTACCATGTAGCGTTTTAAGCTATATACAAGAAGATTTAGATATTGGACAGGCTTTTAAGGTGTTTGCGTTGTTAAACAAAGAATATAACGAGGTTTGGTGGTTTTATCCAGCAGAAAGTGATGGCACTTCAGAAATATCAAGGTATGTAATTTACAATTATTTAGAAAACGTTTGGTCAATTGGACAGCTTGTAAGGACGGCATGGATAGACCAAAATGTGTTTACAAGACCACTTGCAACAGACAATGGTGTTATATTCAATCAGGAAGACGGTGAAGACAACGACGGATTACCTATGGACGGTGTGTTTATAGAGAGCGCAGACTTTGATTTGCAAGACGGTAACAGTTTTGCATTTGTGCGCAGAATGATACCCGACATAAAATTTTATGGAACAAATGTTGCTAGTGGAAGTCCGCAAATAAATATGTTGTTAAAAACACGTAACGCACCAAGTGAATCTTTAACAACAAGAGCAACAAAAGACATATCCAATAACACAGCACAAGTGCATGTGCGAGCTAGAGGTAGACAGGCTGTATTACGATTACAAAGCGATGATGATGCAGCAACAGGTAATAGATTAGGCGTAAAGTGGAGACTAGGTTATACAAGGTTGGATATACAACCTGATGGCAGAAGATAATGGCAAAACTATTGCCATCAAGATTGCCGATAGCAACAAATGATGTTTCGCCTGAAGTTTTTAATAGATTAGTCAGAATATTAGAAATTAATTTAGGACAATTTGACCCTAGTAGCACACCAAGATTTAACGCAACAGAATTGGCTGAATTAAATTTTTTACAAGGGGATATAATATTTAATACAAGTCTTGGCATTTTACAGGTATTTGACGGTATTGATTTTTTGGATTTAACTACAAACCCAAATCAAAAGGGTTTAAAAGCAACAGGTTCGTTAGGCTTTGTTTCAGTAAAAACAAGTGGTAATATATCTGTAAACATAAATTAGGATAAAAGTATGGCAACACTAGAAGAAAGAATACAAAAACTAGCAGGCGAAGTGCAACCAGACAGCATTGAATCTAATATAGCTATGATTCAAAAACAGACAGATGATGCAATAAAGGTTGACCCACAACAACAAGAGTTTATGAAAGCAAGACAAGACATTATCAATGAAGTGTTTACACCATTAGCTAATGAAGGCTATCAAGAAATGGTAAATACCATTTTAACTAAGCCAATGGGTTCAGAGGAACACAATCAAGCGGTAATGATGATGCAAAAAATGCTACAAAGCGATGACCCTGAGTTTAACATGGAGGATTTTAGCCTTATGATAAAAACGGTATCAATGGAGCCAAGACCAGCAGATTTGATTAATCGTGAAGGTCTGCCTGATTCACCCCCAAAAGCTATGGGTATTGGTTCTTTGCAGTAATTTCTAATGTTGGCTGAAACTAACATAGAAGAAAGCTATCAGCTTAAAAATCTATTACTAAGCTTTCCCTCTGACTGGTACGTAGAAAAACAAACTTTACAAAAAGCAAAAGAAACACTGCCTTTATTAAGCAACTTTTATAGCAACCAATCAGAATCTTTAGACAATTTACCTCTAAATGAAATAATAAAAGAACCGCTACCTGACGTACACACAGTTCCTTTGTTTTCAAAAGAGCTTTGTACGTTGCTTGTAAATGAAATGCACAACATGACCAATCATTTTGGCTTTGAGCCAAACGAAGAAGAAGACGAATTGCGACAGATACCAGAAATAGTATTACACGACAAATGTCCACAGTTATATCACTCGTTAATGAGTGTTGTAGACTCTGTAATTAATCCAATTTTGTTAAGTATTTGGAATAGAGCAGTAACTGGCGGCAATATACAAATAGCTAATTACAATTTAAAAGACAAAAAACAAGGAGCTTGGCACCATGACGCAAGTTCCGATATAAGCATTGTAGTGCCTTTAAACACGGGTGAATATGAGGGTGGTGGCACAGAATTTATGCGCAAAGGCACTGTAGAACCCCTGCCTACAGGCAATGCGCTTATATTTCCAAGCCTTACGCACATGCACAGAGGTTTGCCTGTAATAAGCGGTGATAGATATTTATTAGTTTTTTGGCTAGTATGTCATGAAGAATCAAAGAATTTTATGAAAGAATT